CCTCTGGGGATAGGTCTGCACCTATGTTCGAGAATGCTGTAAGAACTTGACCCGGATCTGAAAAGATTTCGGCTAGAAGTTCTGCTGGGTTTTCTAATAGTTGTAACGCAACTACAACTTCTGCTGTTAGGACTACACCGTTCTCCAACTGGATTGGAGTTTCAGGATCTAACGATTCAAGATCCGTGTCGTCTGTGAGTACGACCACATCGGGTGTAACATTTTCTTCAGGTTCAATAACAGGAGGTTCGGGTTGCGTAGGTTCAACAAGTTCTGGAGCAGGGTCAGGTTCTGGCTCTGGCTCAGGTTCTACAGGTAATGGAGGTTCAGGCTCCGGTTCAGGAGCTGGTGGATCAGGAACTTCCTCTGGCTCTGGAACAGGCTCTGGCTCAGGGGCAGGATCCGGAATTACTTCGGGTTCTGGAGCTGGTGGTTCAGGCTCTGGAGCAGGTGGTTCGGGTAACGGCTCAGGAGATGGAGCAGGTTCGGGAGCAGGTTCTGGAACTGGCTCTGGAAGTGGGGTTGGTTGAGGCTGAGGATCTGGAAGAGGAGTTGGAACTGGAGTCGGCACCGGCTCTGGCTCTCGTACCGGATCTGGTACAGGTTGAGGAGTCGGTTGAGGTTCTGGAGCCGGGGCAGGTGTAGGTTCTACAGGGGCTGGAACAGGGGTTGTAGCCGTTGAAGTATCAGGGGAAGGTGTAGGAGATGGATCAACAGATGGTGTTGGCGTTGGCTCTGATGTTTGGGTTTCTGTCTGGCTTGGTTGTGGGCTGGGTTCAGGGGTCGGCTCCGCAGAAGGTGAAGCTACAGGGCTTGGAGTCGGAGTTGGCTCAGTCGAAGGCTCACTTGATGGTGATGGACTCGGCGTTGGTGAAGGCTCAGATGAGGGAGAAGGACTCGGAGATGCTGTTGGGTCGGCTGTCGGCACAGGTGACGGAGTTGCAGTCGCAGTTGAAGTCTCTGTTGGACTCGGAGATGGAGAAGCTTCCGGAGTCGGAGCAGGTGTAGGAGTTACCCCATTGTAATAACGAAGTGGGCCATCAGGAACTGTTGTAGATACAAAAATTGGATAACCACCGGAGAATCCACCGGTGCAGAAAAGGGCAGCAATATCACCTTTGCCCTGAAAGAATGCTTGTGAATTATCCCAACCAACATTTGCAGTTCGTTGAGTGCCATCGTCTTTAGAACAAGTGATTGTTGCTGGCCCTGTTTGTTCTGCATGAGATGCAGGTATAAACCAAATCGATGTTCCGAAAGTTAAAAAGAATACTGCTAGTAAGTTTCTAACTCTTTTCTTATCCATATTTGTGAACCTGTTCCTATTAAAGTTAAGTGGTCTTTCATTAAGATAATGAATAGATCGATAGCAGCTTGTGGCCGCATATTGATTGGGGCATCTAGCTCCCATAGATAATCATCGAATGCCATAATCCCACCGGGCTTAAGTGCTTTCCACGCTAGGCTGGCATCTATAAATACTGCTTGTGCTGTGTGATCTCCATCGATGTATATGAAATCGTAGATCTCTTTATCATCGGTGGTAGCAAGGAACTTATGGCTTTCCATCTTGCATTTAATTACATTAGAAAAATCTTTTAACTTATCATCATAGACTCTCTCAACATCTGAAAAGTCCATCTCATGGTGAATCTCTTCATCAGATCCCTGCCAAGTATCAACATCCGTAAGGATGGAACTCTTGTCAGTAAGTATGTTCTGCATCAGCCATAGGCTGGCATCACCGGTATAGACACCTATCTGTAGGAAGTGAAGGTTTGGCTTACCCTTGAACTCTTGTAGATATTCGCTGAAGTAACCCTTAGCTGCAATGTTAAACCAGTTAGGGTAATTACTTTCGCTTGGCTGTGACGATGTCATATATCAAGTCTACCTTTATTTGTAGGGCATTGACCTGATCCTTGAGGCTTGACCCACCATTGGTTTTAAGTTCTTGTAGATAGTGGATAACCATCCAACGAATACCGGCAGCAAAGCCACCAATAATTGCAAGGATAGATACTGTAAATGCTGCCCAGTCCATAGCCGACATCAGACTACCGTTCTCATAGTAATGGTAATGATTCCACCAAAGTTCTCATTGTTTCCAGATGGTGGGGTCATTCTAGTAAAGGCAATCTCTTCGATAACAGCATCGAAGTTTTCACCGGATGTAAAGTCTTGAACGAGAACTGTTGCACCAGTTGATTCAACAGTCTCTAAAGCTGATAGGCGAAACTTGGCTCCACCTAAAGTTCCGTAACGAGTGTTACGGCGGTCTGATTCAAAGTCATAACACATCAATGGCAACTGGATCAGACGAGATCGAGTAGGGCTAGGGATAGCCTTGATGGCATAGCCATTCATAACTGCACCCTTGGTTGAATCATCTGCATTGCGATACAAGGTAAAGGCTAACTGTCCATTGACTTGAGTGGATGCATAAGCAGCAGATAGATCGAAGTCTGTATTGTATGCATTACCGGTAGTCAGGGTTGTAATCTGAGTACGGCCTTCATTGGCATCTGCATAGATTTCAATGTTTCCATTGAGTGTTCCGGTTTCAACACGGACACGCTTCCATGACTTCTTCTCTAGAGTTCCCCAGTTAACGATTGCTGTCTGGACTGTTCCTTCTGGAACAAGATTGGTTGCGTGTTGCAACCATGTTCCACTTGAATGGACAGAGAAAAATAATTGTGCTGATGTAGGGAAGAATCCCAAAGCATCTACTGATCCAGTAGTTCCAGTAGCCACAATGTCGGTGGCGTATGGATAAGTTCCATCATCTAGTAGTTGTCCAAGGTAGATACGATAGATGCCAGAGGCACCACCAATACCAGCTTTAACACCTGCATAGATGTAAGAGTCTCTAGCTGCAAAGCCAAGGATTGGATTGGTTGTATTAAAAATCAATGGGCCATAGACGATAGTTGCATCATCTGCAATAGCCGCAATACGGACACCACGAGAGGTTCCGATAGCAAGATAGGTTCCAAGGTATCCAAAGAGTGATCGAACTGTCTCGCCTCGAGGAATGTCTGCTACTGATACGGCAGCACCCAAAGCACCAGTTGAGTCAGGGGCAATCTTAAAGATTGCAGATTTGTCACCAGCATAACCTGCTACATAAATTGCACCACGACCTTCAGCAATATCAGACCAGATCCAACCAATAGGCACGGTAGTTGTATTGGCTACTGGAGTAATGGTTGAAAGGTTCGTTGCTGCACCACCATGACCACCAGTAAATGGAAGTTCATATACTGCCGCTATTGGTGTAGTGCCAGTTACATAACTGACACCAGCCATGATGCGGTTCTTTACATACTGCAAGACAACGCTTGTAGCGTTGGCAGTATTCATATGGTAGTGAGCATGAAGTGTTGGACTTGCTGCTGTTAGATCGTAATCATAAATGTATGTAGCGGTGGCAAGATAGAGTGTAGTTCCATCTGTCTCTGCCGCTAGAATTTCAGTAGATAAAGCAGATCCAAGGATGAGTGATGTGGATGTGCCACCTGCTGTTACTCTGGCAACACGAATTGCTGTGCTACCTGCTGCTGCACAATCAATATGCAATACATAATCAACACCACTAATAGTGGCAGGTAATGAGATCACTCTTCCGGATGAGTTAGTCGCTGCTGGGAAAAGCTTTGTTGTATCTTTAAGTAAAGAGATCTGGCCCGGAGTCCATGGGTCAATGCCCTGCCCTGTGAAGTAACGAAAGCGTAGTTGTTCTGCGTTACCTTCTAGTGCTTCCTGAAACTGGACACCTTCACCAAGGTGAAAGGATGTTTGAGATCGAACCCAAAGACCTGAGTCAAGAGTCTGCTCACCCGGTTCACGAGCTTGGTCAACACGCTCATACTTCCATCGGGCAGTAGATCTACGGTATGGAGTTGTGTCATTAACATTCAAAAGGAATGGTAGACCACCAATAGCCACATCAAAGGCGTAGGTGTTTGGATCGTAGTATTGAGAGCTTCGACCTGTGAGGTCGAGGATAACTGTCTCGGTAATATCCGGAGATTTAGATTGCTTTAATACCACACCGACTCCTTGTTCTAAAAATAGTAATAGAGCAGTTTAGCCTCATGCTCAGGAGGTAATGCTGGTGTTACTTAGAGAGCTGCGATCTCTTCTGCTGTTAAACCAAGAGCTGCAAGCTTTGCTTCTGCTGATGCCTTAGCTGCAGCCTTAGCTGCTGCTGCTGCATCATCGATTGCCTTCTGTGCTTCAAACGCAGCTTGGCGTTCTTCCATCTGTGTGATCTCTTCTGCTGTCATTGGGCGTTCAGTTGATACGCCAGTTGAACAGTCAACTTCGATTACTGTTGGTGCTGTCATTTGTGTTGCCTTTCGTTGTTGGTTGTTTACTTAGCGGCTGATGCCGTATAGCGTAAAGGTAGATCCTGTTACAAAGTTTGCTCCGCCACCGGGAAATAAAGTAATTGAAGTTATTGGGGCATTGCTCCTATAAAGACCTGCATACATTGTTTGGTTTACATTTGTTCCGTTATGCTCTGATACACAATCACTCGAGTATTGCTTAAACATAGAAGAAGTATAATTAGGTATATAAATTGTATTAGATCCAAAAATATTTGCAGTTGCACTTGTTCCAGTAGTTTCTAAAAGATAAGAAAAATTTGTCTGACTTCGACCACTACTTGGGGTAGACCCATCACCAGCAAATATCGTATCGGAATATAAAGAGGATGCATCTGCGTTAAATCTAATAGCCCCTGATATTCTGATTGCAGCGTAGTCACATCTAGTTGAAGCAATAATCATTAAATCGGTATTAGTCTGAGGTATATTGTTAAAGTTTACGGTAGAAGTAGAACTTGAAAGAACTTGAGTATAAATTGCTTCCATTCCTTTTGACATGTTATGCACCTCTTGCTATTGGGTTAGATGTGATGCCATATAAATCAATTCTTGAACCAACAGCAAAATTGCTTGCACAATAAAACCATACATTGCTCAATGCTGTTGATGAACCAAAGCCAAATGCATTTACTGAAGTTAGTGCAACATATCCAGATCCATTGGCATCATATCCACCAATACTCCGAATTGTTTTATATTTATTAACACTAGTGTAATCAAGTATATCTACAATTACTAATCCATTTATAGAAGTAGAATTAGCTGGGATTTGTGTAAGACCTGGGTTATATTGACCGGTGGCCCCAGATGCAAAGGCTGAAGTTCCATTACCATAAAGTGTATGGACAGAACTATTACTGGTTCCTCCGGTTCCATTAAAACCATAAATTGTAAAAGTATCAGCTGATGAGTTACTCGAAGCAGAAACCCTAAATTGCAAATGGGTAAATGTTTGAGGTATAGAATCAAAATTAATATTTGTTGTAGCGGAACTTGCAGTAACGCTTCCTATCCAATGCATTGTCATTTAAGCACCAGCCTTAATTCCATATAGGGTTGCAGTTCCAGTCCAGTAAATAGAACCGCTTCCAGTAGATAGTATTATTTCAGTTATTGCTTCAGTTTTTTGCCATAACCCACAAACAATTTGTGATTCTCCAGAACCATTTCGATCAGCAGAGTTTCTTGAAATATAGGTTTTGAACTTTGAAGTATTTGAATAATTGTTTATATGTATAATGTTTGATGTTGGAATTGTAGTGCTATATGTAATATTTGTTAGCAATGGCCCAGCACCAGATGCTGTAACTCTTGAGCTTGTAACAGATGCACCATCTCCTCTAACAAATGTAGCAGAATATACCCCACCAGAAACAAAATTAAAAATAAGATTTCCGCTATGCGTAGAGTTTGATACGGCATTGATAACCAAAACTAAATCACGATAGCTATTAGGTATACTAGAAAAGGTCATATTGGAGCTAGTTCCACGAGCAATTACCTGAGCAATAGGTTCCATTGCACCTTGTGCCGTATCTTGATCCCAGAACTTGTTGGACTTTACTCCGGGTTCTGCTGTTGAGAATCGTCTGATTGCCATGTGTCTCCTACTTAGATATTCCGTATAGAGTTGCTGTTGAATGTGTAGCAAAGTTAGGTGCAGATATATTGGTTCCAATAGTAATTATACTAATTGGAGCATTGCTTCTAAATAGATTAGCTCTAAGAATATTATATGTTAGAGTATTAGAAGAGTTATCTTCTTTAGCTGTTTCAGCAATTACTTGCTTAAATGAATTTGATGTATAGTTTGGAATATATATTTCAACCGAAGCATAGTTGTTAGCAGTATTGTTACTGCTGTTTATATCAAACTCTAGAAACGCATTACTTCCATTGCTTCGATATGCACTTGCTGCATTAGATGCATTACGCAAAGTAGTACCACTATAGATTGCAGAACCATCACTATTAAATTGCATATATATTCCCTGAGCAGTATCCGTACCAGATGCAGCTCTTGCTGACACAACAAGTTTCAAATCGGTATATGTTTGTGGAATGTTTAAGAAAACAGCTTGGTTTGAACCAGAGAGATTTCGAGTAAAGATCGGTTGCATACCTTTAGGCATATCAGGCTCCAGTCGCTAATGGGTTGTGGTTAATTCCATATATATCTATCTTGGTTCCCTCAACTAGATTACCGTCAGTTGCCACAAGTACTTGATAAATAGCAGCAGTTGATAACCAAGCACCTGAACCTATGGCTGCTCTTCCGCCACCGTTTCTATCCCAACCACCCAGTACTTTGCATATTTTGTTTTTGTTTGTATTTGCATAATCAAGGATGTTGAAGACTGCTGCACCGAATGTTCCAGCGACTGCACTTGAATCTCCAAGAACTTGCTGTAATGAATATGTACCAGCGGTTAATGAAAATGTTGGATTAACTGTTGATCCTTCACCGAACAAACCATGAACAGTATAGTTAGCTGCTGTTGTGTCACCGTTTACTTGAACATAAGCAGACAGTCCTGCTGAAAACGATGTAGTTCCTCTACCAAAGATTCTTACTTGTAGGTGAGTAAATGTCTGAGGTATTGAAGAAAACACAACATTGCCAGCACCGCCTGCACCTACAGTTTGACCTGCTATCCAATGCATTGTCATTTATACACCTGCCTTTATTCCATACAGGGTGGCTGTTGAGCCACCAGCCCAAACACCATTTGTTGCAACATCAATATAGGTAACAGCTGCGTTGTTTGCCCATGTTCCAGCATTAAGTTCTGTGACCCCAGTCGTTCCTTCTTCTAGAGAATTTCTTGCAATAGCTGTCTTGTATGTTGATGTGCTTGAGTAATTAAATATATCAACTTCTGATGATGAAAAAACACCAGCAGCTGTACTATTCCAACCTGTGTCCATTAGTAATCCGTAGGTGGGTGTTGATGTTGTACCTCTTGCAGATGAAGCGGTTGTATTTTGTCCTCTAAGATATGTTTGACTCCAGCCAGTAGGCCCAGTAGAGTTAAGGTAAACAGAAAGAGTTGTATAAGAACCGTATATAGCCCTTCCGTGAATAATGATTTTCAAATCTCTATATGCTTGCGGGATACTAGAAAATATCATTGATGCACTTGATCCAGTTGAAACCACTTGGGCAATAGGAACCATTGCACCCTGCTGAACATTGTCAGCATCCCAAGCACTTTGAAATTTAGGTAGACCTTGTGTCAACCTTGAAGTAGAAAATCTACTGATAGCCATATGACCTACCCAATCTATTTAATTAAAGCTCGGTTCCAAATGCTGAGAATGTAAGGTTTGCATTTGATGCGTATGTACGAATTGCGTTAGTTGCTGCAAGTGTTACACCAAGTGTTAACGCTGTTGAATCGTTAGCTGCGATAGGTACATCGTAGGCAATGTAATGGACATTTGCCAAAGTTGTAGCCGCTGTTGGTTTAACTGCAATACGGTATGTAGCCGAGGTTGTTCCACGGTTAGCAATTACGATTGTTGATACTACTGCTGATGATGAAGCTGGAACTGCATACAAACCTTCTTCGGTTGTTGCTGCTGCAGCTAGTTGACCTAGTACTTTATATGCCATGATTTATGCTCCCATAAGTAGAAACGGATTGAGGTTTTCTGATTCTTTAGCCAAAGGATACCCTCCAGCTGTTACACCGTCATGAACTACAACGGTTTCCTTGGTGGTATCGACTGTGATCTCACCGGCCAAGCCTGTAAATGTAGAGTGTTCTGCTGTTGTACCTCTACGATATTGAATTGCAAATGAACTTGGCACCCTATGCTCCCATCATCATCAATACATCTGGGATTGGATCTGTAACCACGATTCCCCAAGATGTTGCTGTTCCATTATTAGTTAAGAATTTGCCAGCATTACCAGTAAGACTTGGAACATATCCGGCTGCAGTAGATGCACTAGCCGCTGCCGATGTGGCAGAAGTAGCTGCACTTGTAGCAGAGGTTGATGCAGCTGTAGCTGAACTTGCTGCACTAGATGCCGAGGTCGAAGCTGATGAAGCACTTGTGGCTGCTGCAGTAACGCTAGTTGCTGCACTAGATGCAGAGGTCGAAGCACTTGAAGCTGAAGTCGCTGCCGCTGTCTGAGAAGTCAAGGCAGAAGAGGCAGAAGTAGCCGAAGAGTTGGCTGAAGTTAGGGCTGAAGATGCCGATGTAGAGGCACTAGAGGCCGATGTAGCCGCTGCCGTAGCCGATGTGGAGGCAGATGAGGCGGAGGTAGCAGCAGCGGTCTGAGAGGTCAGAGCCGATGAAGCCGAAGTTGAGGCTGAAGTAGCAGAGGTGGCAGCCGCTGTGGCCGATGTTGCTGCTGAGGTAGCCGAGGTTGAAGCCGAGGTAGCCGATGTCGCTGCTGATGAAGCAGCGGTTGTTGCAACGGATGTCAGGGTTGCTACAGATACGAAGGTTGAGCTAGATGTATCTGCATCTGTAATGAATCCCATATCACGAACAATGCCTGATCCAGTCAATCCAATTACTGATGAGTAACTAGATGCAGCAGATGTGGCTGAAGTGGCCGCTGATGATGCACTTGTTGCGGCTGATGTAGCAGATGTTAAGGCAGAGGATGCAGAAGTTGCAGCCGATGTTGCTGAGGTCGAAGCACTTGTTGCCGATGTTGCAGCAGCAGTTGCACTAGCAGCGGCTGATGTAGTTGATCCGAATAGTGTATCGATGTAAGACTTGTTAGTTGCATCTGTGGATGCAGTAGGTGTAGCAAGATCTGTAATCTTGCTGTTACCCATTGATAAAGCACCGGTCATAGAATCACCGGACTTGGAAACCTTGGTAGCAATCGAGTTAGTTACTGTGGTTGAAAAACTTGCATCATCGTTGATGGCAGCAGCTAGTTCGTTAAGGGTATTCAAAGCACCCGGTGCTGCATCGACAAGGTTTGAAACTTGAGTATCTACATAAGCCTTGGTAGCAGCATCTGTATTAGCAGATGGAGTTCCAAGACCTGTAATTTTGTAGCTTCCAGCAGCAAGATCAGAACCCAAAGTTCCGCTTGTGATTATCTTAGATGTAAGAGTAGATGCAACACCATCAAGGGTTACTGTTCCTGTGGCATTGGGAAGGGTAATTGTTCGGTCTGCTGTTGGATCAACTACTGTAAGTGTTGTCTCATAAGCATCGGCAGTTGCACCTTCAAATTGGATGCCACCATTTGCAATTACTGCACCATCTAGAATCTTTGCTGAAAGAGTCTGTGCATCTGTATCGCCGACCACATTACCGGTTACGCCGTGGACACCTGCTGTTGTAGGCGTAGCGGCAGATCCAATGTGAGCAGAAAACTCGTTGAAGTCCTGACCAGAAACCACATGGCGAACCGTAGCTCCTGCGGAGTGAGCCACATTTGCTGTGGAGTCTGCACCACGAGTTACATTAAGAGTAGTTCCACCACCGGATGAAGTAACACTAATAAGTTCTTCTTTGTTGGTATCTGGATCGATAACCAAGGTGTAAGGGTAGTTGCTTGGGAAACCTGTTACTAGGTCAAGCGTGATTGATTGAACAGTACTATCGATACCTGTTGATAGCGATGCCTGTTTTGCTGTTGAGGCGTAATATCTTTTCTGGGCCATTGGTTACCTCGTATAGTGGAGTCGGGGTGGATAAAGATCTCGAAGCTGGGCAGCCTCTTGCTGTAGTCGTTGCTGGTATAGACCAAGGTAGAATCGTGCAACGGAAGTTCCGCCACCGATTGGCTTAGATTGATCCATCATGTCTGCTTCTACTGTCTGGCTTGGGATTCGTGCAGCATCTGAACCAACGATAAGTCGAGCAATAGCTCCATAAGTAATTACATCGATAGTAGAAGATGGCAGACCAGTTACTGTTTCATAAATGTCATTCTCGGCAGAAAGAACTGATGGAGCCTTAGCATAGATAACCTGAACAGTTCTGCCCGGATCAATCATGTCAAAGATATTGATGGTCTTTCCATTGGCAAATACTGTTGTGTTGGCAGTCTTGTCTGTGTCATACCTACGGACATTGAGCCATTCCTTGGTTGATCCAATAGTCTGCCATTTGACATTGAGGACATAGTCGGCAGTAGCTGGAAGTGAGTAGGCAGTAACGGCTGAGTTAAAGCTAAAGGTGTGTGTGCCTACCCCAAAGAGTTCTGGGTAGACAGCCTGAATTGTGTCGTTAATAGCCTGCTTGACCATGAATCGTGGGTATTGAGGTGCAATTACCACCTTGGTCTGGTTGGCCGCCGTAGAGGCTGTGGTGCCTCTAAAACCTCTGCCCCAAGGGGCAAGGTAAACCTGCTTGGTTAGGTTGTCTGTCCGATCCACATACATCAGTTCAGAGCCAACCTCGATGATGCCACGACCCATCTGGGCAGTCTCATTGACTACGAAATCTGTGGCTGTAGTGGTAGCAATACCACCAGATTGGTTGATCCAAGTAGCGGTTTCCTGTTGGGCCCCATAACTTTGGATCTGCCCAAGGACTCGTTCTATGAGTCCACTAAATGTTGTTGTCATTCACTCACCGCTCTCAGGGCTGCGGCAGCAGCCTTATCAGTAGTTCCGCCTAGTTGGTTGCAGACACCACGAAGGTCTTTGTAATTAGGCCGAGTGTTACCAGC